CGAACAAGATAAATCTCAAAAAGACTCGGAACTAGAAGAATACAGCAAAGGAGTTCAAAGTCGTATCTCTAAACTGACACGTAAAATGCGTGAAGCAGAACGTAGAGAAGCAGCGGCCTTGGATTATGCAAAAGCTGTAGAATATAAGCGAAGAGAAATGGAATCTCAATTTGTAAAAAGAGATTCTGTTTATAATAAAAAACTTGAAGAAAGTGTTAAAAATGGAATGGAAGCAGCGCAAAAAGAATTAGCTGCAGCTATTGAAAGTGGAAATGCTGAGGCTCAAGTTGATGCTAATAAAAGAATAGCTTCTCTTGCTTTTGAAAATGCAAAAATTCAACAAGTAAAAGAGAATACACCAGAAGTTGAGGAACGAAGACAAAGACCTCAATTATCTGATGAACAATACTTACCACGGAGAACTCCTACTGAGTTACCAGATCCTGACCCAAGAGCTGAGGATTGGGCTGCTAGAAATAGATGGTTCGGTCAAGACCGAGCAATGACATTTACAGCATTCGAAATCCATAAAGATCTAGTGGAAAAAGAGGGTTTTGATCCTAAATCAAATGATTATTATAAGGAAGTTGATCGAAGAATAAGACTTGACTTTCCTCATAAATTTGATAAAGGTGGTAGTGTTAATACGTCCGCACCTGTTCAGACAGTTGCTTCGGCTAATAGAAGTGTAAAACCAGGGCGCAAAACTGTAAGACTCACACCTTCACAGGTAGCAATTGCTAAAAAATTAGGTGTGCCACTTGAAGAGTATGCGAAACAATTAAAACTCACGAAGGAGGCGTAAAAGCATATGAAATTAAATGATACAAAAACAACCTCTCGTGCGAACCAAACTAGGTCTAAATCTGAAAGACCAAAAGTATGGGTTCCACCATCTTCTCTAGATGCACCACCAGCGCCTAAAGGTTTTAGGCACAGATGGATAAGAGCCGAAAGCGTTGGCTTTGATGACACTAAAAACATCTCAGGTAAATTAAGATCTGGATGGGAGTTAGTCAGAGCAGACGAGTATCAAGATTCGGACTATCCTGTTGTCAAAGACGGAAAATACGCTGGAGTCATTGGGGTAGGTGGCCTATTGCTGGCTAGGATACCGGAAGAGCTCGCGAAGCAACGTGACGAATACTTCAAAAAACAAACTGAAGCTCGTGACGAAGCAGTAGAAAACGATCTCATGAGGGAACAGCACCCAAGTATGCCGATCAATGTTGATCGACAGACACGTGTAACCTTCGGTGGTACAAAGAAAAGTTAATTTTTTAACAATTCTCAAACCAACGAATTAAATTAACCCCGTCTATAGGTAAAACTATAGACAATTATATGGAGTATGTATTATGGCAAACACTAATACAGCCGGCTTTGGTTTAATTCCTGCAGGAACGTTAGGTTCAACACCTTCGACTCAGGGCCAAAGTAAATACTTTATAGAGGCAGCTTATAATGCTGACTTATTCCAAGGAACATCCGTAAGGATCGTCAATGGATATGTTATATCAGCACAAGCTTCAATTACTACGTCAACTATCGGTGTGTTGAATGGTATCTTCTATAACGCGGCAACTACTAAAAAGCCTACATGGGCCAATTGGTACAACCAACCGATTACTCCAGCTAATAGCGAGAACATTACAGCATTTGTTCTTGATAACCCATTCCAACTTTATGTTGGTTCAATGGCTGCGGCAATTTTACAAGCTGACTTTTTCGAAACGTACGGCTTAACAGTAACTGCAGCAGGTAGTGAAACAAGTGGTCAATCAAGTTCAGAGCTTATTGGGACAGCAGCAGCAACGGCAAACGCATGGAGAGTTATAAGAACGGCGGAGGATCCTGACAACGAAGACATTACAGCTACTAACTGTAGTGTTATTTGCGTTCAGAACCTTAACCAAATTAACTCTGGTGGTTTGACGTCTGCATCATAATAGGAGCAAATAGACTATGGCAATATCACGAGCACAGCTAGTTAAAGAACTAGAACCAGGCCTAAATGCACTATTTGGGCTGGAATACAAACGTTACGATTCAGAGCATGAAGAAATTTATGCGAAGGAGTCTTCTGACAGAGCTTTCGAAGAGGAAGTAATGTTATCTGGATTTGCAAACGCACAAACAAAACCTGAAGGTCAAGGTGTTTCATTTGATGAAGCACAAGAGACTTTCACTGCTAGATACACTCACGAGACAGTGGCTTTAGCTTTCGCTATCACAGAAGAAGCTATGGAGGACAACCTCTATGACAGAATCTCTTCTAGATACACAAAAGCTTTAGCAAGATCTATGGCAAACGCTAAACAAGTGAAAGCGGCATCACCATTAAACAATGGTCTGCCAAGTGGTTCTTTCAATACAGGTGACGGAGTTACGTTAATCAATACTTCTCACCCTACTATTGCTGGAACTTTCAGCAACACTTTGTCTACTGCAGCGGATCTTAACGAGACATCTTTAGAACAAGCAATGATTGACATTGCTGCGTTTACTGATGAACGTGGTCTTAAAATTGCAGCTAAAGGTATGAAAATGATCATCCCTTCTGCTTTGCAATTTACAGCCGACAGACTTATGAAGTCTCCAGGCAGAGTGGGAACAGCTGATAATGATATCAATGCATTGAAAAACATGGGTATGATTCCTCAAGGTTATAGAGTGAACCACTACCTAACTGACACTGATGCATTTTACATCATTACTGATGTTCCAAATGGCATGAAATATTTCGATAGAGCACCATTGAAAACTGCAATGGAAGGCGATTTCGATACTGGTAATGTTAGATACAAAGCTAGAGAAAGATACAGCTTCGGTTGTTCTGACCCTAGAGGTATTTACGCTTCACCAGGTGCGTAATAAATAACTTAATGTGGCGGCCTTAAAACCGCCACATTTTACTGATATAATGAAAATTCAATGAAAAAATTCCTTGTAAAAATAAATGCTTATAAATATCACGCTCAATTTGAAGTTTTAGCGGAAGATAATGTTAAATCTATAGAAAACGCAATAGTTGACAAACTAGGAGAAAAAAGTATAAAATGGGATTATCTTGGAGAAATGATGGATCCAAGAGTAAAAAGAATAACCTATGAGGAGGTTATAGATGGTACAAGACCTGTACAAACAAAAGAGGTCCTTGGAGTTGAAGTGGCAGCTGGAGTATGAGCAAAATGGTAAATATACTCTGGATATGGTCAGAATTGATGACAAAATTAAAGAAGTCATCACTGAGATCAAACTCGAGGAATCTAAGATTGCAAATAGAGAAAATGCAATCATTAATGCCGCCCCACAAGTTTCCGTGGCTACTTAAATAAACGCCACATTTCTGGAATTTAGAATTTCTAGAGGGATCCCTTGCACTTCATACAAAAATCATATATAATTTTATCACTATACAATTATTAAATAGAATACTGACGCGTATAGTCGACGGCCTAGAGACAGTATTCAAAAAACTAGGAGGATATAATTATGGCAAATACAACTTTTAACGGTCCAGTACGATCCGAAAATGGATTTATTGATATCGCTAAAGACTCACTAGGAAATGTTATCACTAACATGAAACTGGAGCAGTACACTGCTACAGTGACTGTTGCTGATGGTGCCACAACTGGAAAAGAAAGTGCAATTGGAATGCCAACAAATTTTATTCCATTAGCATGTGCAGTTGTAGTAACAGTAGCGGCAACAAATGCAGTTAATCTTGATGATGTAGGATCAGATGCGGATACAGACGGTTACTTAGATGGAATCGGAAGTACATGTGCAGTAAATTCTACAGGATTCAAAGGATTCTGGGTTTGTAATGGTGCATTAGGATTCATTGACTTAGGAGCTGGTGTTGTTGCAACAAGCTCAACACCTGATGAAGTCGAAGTCGTTGTAAGTGGAGACCCAGGATCTACGGGTGTCACTTTAAAATTGAAATTTTTTGGAATTTCTAGTACTTCGGACACAGCGTAATAAGATAATGTGAGCTCCTTCGGGAGCTCACAAATTAGGAGAAAAACATGGGTACATATGTAAGTAACGTAAAAACAACTAGATTAACTTCTTCAGGCGCAATTTTTGCAGGACCTTGTAGAATTTTAGGAATTTATTATGTTGCAGATACAACTGCAGGATCTATCACTATAAAAGATGGCGGCGGATCTGGAACAAGTGTCGCAGTATTTGATACACCTAAAGGAGCTGCTGCTAATGCAGGAGAAAATTGGGTTCAATACATTCCAATTCCAGGTGATGGAATCAGATGCGAAACTAGTGGTTATGCAACTTTAAGCGGTGTAGCAAAAGTTACTATTATTTTTGGGTAGGAGGCTAAATGGCTAACACTACTTCTGGAACAGTAACGTTCGACAAAACATTTGCTATTGATGAAATTATTGAAGAAGCATACGAACGTATTGGTATGCAAGGTACTTCTGGTTATCAATTAAAAACAGCCAGAAGATCACTTAATATTTTATTTCAAGAATGGGGAAATAGAGGTATTCATTTTTGGGAAGTAGGTGATACCAATATAGATTTTGTTGAAGGTCAGGCTACTTATACTTTTTACAGAGCAACAGGAGACGGCACAAGTTCAACAACAGCAGGTGGAACTACAAGTACTTCTACTTATGGTTTATCTGATGTATTAGAAGCTACATATAGACAAAATTACAACACAACTTCTGAATCAGATTCATCAATGACTAAAATTGATAGATCAACATATTCAGCTTTAGCTAATAAATTATCAAAAGGAACACCTAATCAATTTTGGGTTCAAAGATTTATAGATAAAACTACAGTAACCTTTTATCCAACACCAAATTCGACTGCAGCATCCAACTATGCTCATATTTATTTTGTTAAAAGAATTCAAGATGCAGGAGACTATACTAATGCAACAGATGTTCCATACAGATTTGTTCCATGTATGTCATCAGGATTAGCTTTTTATTTAAGTCAAAAATATAACCCACAACTTACACAAAATTTAAAATTACTTTATGAAGATGAATTAGCTAGAGCTTTATCTGAAGACGGTTCACCATCTAGTAGTTATATAACCCCTAAAACTTATTTCCCGAGTATATAATGGTAGCTAATTTTTTTTTAAAACAAATACTTAAACACGGGACAAAAAAAGGGACTAAAAAAGTTAAAACTTTTATGGACTTTGTAAAAACAGGTAAATACAAAGGTAAAAATATAGATAAAGAAGCAGGTAAAGTAAAAAAATCTGAATTAGATTTAGAAACTATGGCACCACCAAGTAAAAAGAAAATGGCTACAGGTGGTTTAGCTTTAAGAGGATATGGTAGAGCTTACATGAAAGGTAAAAAATAATGGCTAAATTTGCAGGAGGAAAATACGCCTTAGCAATTTCAGACAGAAGTGGAATGCAATTTCCATATCTAGAAATGGTTAAAGAATGGACAGGTGCATGGGTTCATTATTCAGAGTTTGAACCTAAACAACCACAAATTAGTCCAAGACCCATTATTGCTGATCCACAAGGATTGCAACATGTTAGACCTTCAAGAGCACCTTTTCCAACACCTACTATTTTAGATGATGATCCTTTCAGTGCTACTGCGGCAGATGCAACAATTACAGTTTATGAAGAAGATCATGGAAGATCTGCAGGAGATGCTGTTAGATTTACACAAGTAAAAGATATAGTTGGAGGTGTGTCGATTGAACGATTTGAATTAGATACTACTTTATCAGGAGATATAACAGATTCAGCTACTACAATTGGATTAACAAGTGCAACTAATTTTCCTAATAGTACAGGATATATTGTAATTGAAAAAATTGACAACGATACTACTTCAGCGACTTATGGAGAATATATAAGTGAAACTATAAAATATACTGGAGTATCAGGAAATAATTTAACAGGATGTACAAGAGGAACAGCAGCTCCTTCTTATGGAAAAACTCCATTAAATACGACAGCTACTACACATAGTAGTGGAGCTAAAGTGTATGGTTCTTTTATTATTACACCTGTCGATGAAACAATTGCAAACGCAGGAGTTCCTGCTACAATTACTGTTAGCAACAAATATACTTTTGAATTAGCAGCAACAGCGAGCAGTTCACAACGTGGAGGAGGCACAATGGTTTTCGGTGGACCCGTAAACCAAAGACCATAAAATGGCAGGATATAATTACGCAAATTTAGTTA